TTGGCTGCCATTTCCAACAAAATAATTGCCTGTGACATTGCCAGTTGCACTGACATTGCCAGTGGTCGAAATTGTTGAATTTCCAATCAATGTACCATTTATAATCATGCCATTGGCAGTGACCGAAACCACATTGGCTGTGCCCGTTGGGCTCATCAGTATTGCACCATTGGTTAATATGTTGATATTGCTAGTGCCATTGGAAATACCGCTGATACCACCTGCCGAAAACAATTCACTGAAGTTGTTGTTGGTTTTGGTAAATGCTGTTCGTAAAGGATCCCCTGCGCCGTCATTGGCTGTGGTTCCAACATTGATAATTTCTTGTGCCATGTTTAGTGTTCCAGTTGAGTATTTACCAAAAGTCTGTACACCGCTAAATACTGGGAATCGGAGTGATCAATGTCATACATCATCAACAACAGTCGCGGCAATATTGTTGCAGTGGTAGCGGACGGCACAATAAACACCACTGCAACAGACGTTGCCTTGGTTGGACGAGCTGTTACCAACTACGGCGAATATCAAAACGAAAACTGCGTATATTTGTTAGAAAATTTTGCCAATGGTACTGCCCCAGTGCAACCTATTTTGGGTCAACTTTGGTACAACAGCACCACTGATGTGATCAGTGCATATAGCACAGCAAATACTTGGACTGCTTTGGCCAGCCAAACTTATGTAGATGCACAAAAAGTCAGTCCTGTGTTCAGTGGTGTACCAACTGCACCCACTGCCAGCACAAGCACAGCAAATTTACAAATTGCCACCACAGAATTTGTGCAAAACAACAAAGTCAGTCCTGTGTTTAGTGGTGTACCAACTGCACCCACTGCCAGTGCAGGCACAGCAAACCTACAACTTGCCACCACAGAATTTGTCACAAATAGTCCCCAATTTGCTGGTGCGCCCACAGCGCCCACAGCATCTGTTGGCACAGCGACCCTACAACTTGCCACCACGGAATTTGTCACAAACAACGTTGCCTTGGCCGGTGCGCCCACAGCGCCCACAGCATCTGTTGGCACAGCGACCCTACAAATTGCCACCACAGAATTTGTCACAAACAGTCCACAATTTTCAGGTGCACCCACCGCACCCACCGCACCCACTACTACTTCAAACACTCAAATTGCCACCACCGAGTATGTGACTGCATACATAGCAGGCGGTGGCGGTGGCAGCTTGGGCACCATGAGCGCACAAAACAGCACTTCAGTCAACATCACTGGTGGCAATATTTCTGGACTGACAAATCCACTGGCCATTACTTCAGGTGGAACTGGTGGCGCTAATTCTCAACAGGCCAGAGACAATCTTGGCCTGGGCACCATGGCTACACAAAATGCCAGCTTGGCGAACATAACTGGTGGCAATATTTCTGGACTGACAAATCCATTGCCTATCACTTCAGGTGGAACTGGTGGCAACGATCAAGCATCAGCCAGAGCAAACTTAGGTCTGCAATCTGGTGCTACTACCACAGTGGGCACCATGGCTACACAAGATGCTAGCCTGGTGAACATAACTGGTGGCAATATTTCTGGACTGACAAACCCACTGGCCATTGCTTCGGGCGGCACAGGCGGTGCTAATTCTCAACAGGCCAGAGACAATCTTGGAATTACTGCGCTGATTGGTGACCTGGGCACCATGAGCCAACAAAACAGCACTTTGGTCAACATAACTGGTGGTAGTATCACTGGTATCACAGACTTGGCCATAGCAGATGGAGGCACAGGTGCCAGCAATGCTACTGACGCAAGAACCAATCTTGGTGTGCCTGATGCTGCCAACATCACCATCACTGGTACAGGCGGATTAACTGGCGGGGGGAATTTGACTGCTAGTAGAATCATATCAATTGCCACTGACAGCAACGGATATGGCAACAGATATGTATCAACTTCGGCACCCACTGGTGGTAGCAATGGTGATATTTGGTATTTGATATAAAATATGTCTATAATTAGAGCACTGGGATATACTGGACAACTTCAGAGATTGACTATTACTGAAGGATTTGCCGCTGAGGTCAACGTTTATGTATGGGGCGCTGGCGGCGGAGGATCTGGTGGTGATTCTGGTGGGTCCAGACGCGGTGGCAACGGCAGTGGTGGCGGATACAGTGTAATTCCTTTGTCAGTCAGCGCTGGTGACATACTAGACATTGCCGTGGGCCAAGGCGGTGGTTTGCCGGGTGGCAGCGCCAGCCAAGGCGGTACTGGCAGTTTTGGAGGATTAAGTTACACCAATTTTGGATCAAATGTGTATGGCGGTGTGGCGTCGGTGGGCAACCCTGGCCAATATTTTAGCTATGGGCTGTGGACTCCAGTTCCCCCCGGCAGCGGGTTTTACACTGTGACTGCCAATGATAATAGCAATCCAACATCACCTGCAATTCAACAATGGTTTGTGGTGATCAATGGTGTGTTGATGTGGAACAATGTTACACCGCCACCATATTCAGGAATTTATGTTCCGGGTACCTATCGAGGATCAGTTGGGTACTCAAAAAGTGTTTTCGGTTCAGCAACTCTCAATGCATTTGATTTGACCTATGCATCCGGCACCAGCTACTGTGGTGGGTCAGGTGGAGCATCATTGATTCACACTTCGGGCGCAGGCGGCGGCGGCGGCGGCGCTTCAGTTGTGCTATTCAACGGCACTGTTGTGGGCTATGCAAGTGGTGGCGGTGGCGGTGGCGGCTGCGGCAACACACAAGGAGCTGGGTCAGATGCACCTGGGCCCAACGGACAAGATCCCACAGATGCAGCAGGGTCCAACGGACAATCCTGGGGTGTGGGCGGTGGAGGTGGAGGTGGTGGTGGTGGCAACGGTGGCAACGGGAACATCAGTGAAGGCCTGGCACAAGCTGGCGCACAAGGTCGCAATGAGGGGACCACCACGGCCAATCCCAGTGGTACAAAACCTGGCGGAACCACAAGTGCTTATTACGCTGGAACAGCAGGTTATGGTGGGCTTGGACAAACTCGTGCGCATGCTGGCTTGCCAGGATCAAATGGTTATGCTGTGGTAGAATTAGTCCCCAAAAGCATACTGGTAAAATCAGATGGTATTTGGAATAGTGTACAAAAATCCTATGTAAAAAACAACAACGCCTGGAAACAAATCAATGCTACTTTTGTAAAACAAAATGGAACATGGACTCCAGTTGTTGGAGCCAATAGCAATTATGCTCCTAATTTTGAAAATGTGTCAGGATATTTTAGTGCCATCCCCAGAGGTCTTGGCGGTTAAACTGAGAAGCTAGATCCGCATCCACAAGTTGACACTGCTTGTGGATTGTTTATGACAAAGCTGGAGCCCATGGCATCTTCTTTGTAGTCAATTGCTGAATCTTGTAGATACTGCATGCTCATGGAATCCACAACCACTTGCACTGAATCGTACATAAAGTCAAAATCATCTTCGTTCTTGACTTCGTCAAAGGTGAAGCCATAACTAAAGCCGGAACATCCGCCACCCTGCACAAACACACGCAACATCAAGTTGGGATTGCCTTCTTCAGCAACAAGTTCTTGCAGTTTACTAATAGCCGCTGGTTGTAAATTCATCATAGTCTTTCGTTGCACACGTCCCAGTCAATAATTTTCCAAATATTGTCCAGGTATCGTTCTTTATCCCACTGGTAGTCAGTGGCCCATACATGCTCCCACCAATCTACCAGCACACAGATATCGGTGCGCACAGCATGGTTGGCAATGGTCTTGATGTCGCCACCAGTGCTCAAATACACCCAACCTGAGCCCTGTATCTTCATGGCAACTTCTTTGAACGCCTCTTTGAAATCTTCGTAGGTCTTGAACTTTTCTTCAATCAAGGCCAACACAGCACCACGGGGTCGGTTGGCTCCTTTGACCGGTCTCAGCTGTGGGAAAAACTTGTTGTGTAAAAAACTGCCAGCACGATTGAAGTCTGCATTGCCTTCTCCAGCATTGTAGCGCTTGGCATAGCCTCGAGCCAGGTGCCCATAGTGATATTCTAAACTTTCTTTACTCAATACAGGTGCTAGATCTTTTTCACCGTAAGGCAAGGGAGTGGTTTCCAACTTTGCCGGTCTTGTGCTGGCTTCTACTAGGTCAATGTGTTCACGCATACGGATATTTATCTACGTCTAGTGATACGGCCACGAGTCAAATCGTAAGGGCTGAACTCCATTGCCACACGATCACCCAGCAGTACCTTGATGTTGTGTGTGCGCATCTTGCCCGACAAATACGCAATTACTTCTGTGTTGACATCGTCCAGCAATACTCTAAACATGGTATTGGGCAGGATTTCTTTTACCTTGCCCTCCATGCTGATTGTTTCTTCTTTGGCCATGCGTTACTTATTCAAAACTCATGGTGGCTGTGACCTTTTTTAACCGATCATAACGAAAACTGCGCCAAGCACTGGCATCTAGATCAAACACTTTTTGGGTGTGTGATTCTTCAGGCTTGATCAGCGCCGCGATTTCCCGGTCTTCGCGCACAATACCATCCACAGGCGCTTTATTGAGTTGACGTGGTGGCTGAGGTGGGATCCGGTCCCGATCCAAGGTGCATCGCATGTCACGTAAGGTGCCATCTGCTTTGACAAACGTCACGGTGATTTCTGTCACTTCCAGCACGCCGCGCATCCAATCTCTAAAAATGTGCCGGCCTGTTTCGTCTGACTCTTGATACATTGTGCCCGGCTGTGATTTCAACAGTCTAAACACTTCTTGCTGTTCCCAGGTCATTGGGTTTTCCATAAGTTTTCCTTTGTCAGTCAATAAACGTTTCTTGATCATTTCTTTTTGTTAACAATGTCCGGGGTAATGGCATCAATGGTGTTGACCACAGTTTTTCCTGCGTACACCACAGTGGCACCTGCCACATCGGCCACTGCAAATGCTGTGGC